CAAAATGACACACACACGAATTTTTGTCCAGCAATAGGTTTATCCTCCTCTAATAAGTCAACATATTTAGGATTAACTTTTCCATTAACCTGTTTTCTCTCAAACCCAGATTTTTTAGAATTCTTTTCTTTAGAATGATTCATTTTAAATATATTAATTATTTATTTTTAAGTTTTTTATCGCAATATATATTTTTTTTCTTATTATTTAATATAAATGAACGGACTTATTAACGTTGGTGAACTTGTTAAGAGAATCATTAAGTACCTTGTTGAAGGTTTAATGGTGGCTATTGCCGCTTATGCTATTCCTAAACGTTCTTTGAACATTGAGGAAATTATCTTGATTGCTTTAACTGCTGCGGCTACCTTTAGCATTCTCGATACCTACATCCCTTCCATGGGTGCTACTGCTCGCTCTGGTGCTGGCTTTGGTATTGGTGCTAACTTGGTTAGATTCCCTGGCGGTTTTTAAAGTGAAGCTACTGAAAAAATAACATAATATATTTAATCTAATTGTAATATATTATGGTAAAACAATCACGTAAAAAGTTAAGAAGACCAAAACGTAACTCTTTTAGAAAAAGAACCAGAAAAATGGTTGGTGGTGTCTTTACACAAGACGAGAATCAACAATTATTAGGCATGGGATTCACTCAAGATAATATTCAACTTCTCTCGAATACAGGAGTTGGATTAAATATAATACAAATGAGTTTAAATCAAGTGAATCCTGCTACTGGTGCGCCATTTACACCTCAAGAACTAATTCAAAGTATACATGACGTAAACGAGGAAATAAACAACTTAGATGAAGGTGTAGCTATGCCAAATCAAGAAAATGGTGTTCCTGGTGCTCCTTATAACGATGTTCCTGTTGCTCCTGGTGCTAATTATGTTGAAGAACAAGGTCCTGGGTTAAATATGGAAGATTTAGGTCCATATTCTCCACGTTCTGTTACTGAAATGGGTGGAAGAAGGAGAAGAAAAAGTCGCAAACAACGCGGAGGAACCGAATTTAGTGAGGAACAGTTAACTGAATTAGGTAGATTAGGTTTTAGTGATAACCAAAAAAAAATTTTAGCTCGGGGGTTTAGAATAACACCACCAAACATGGCTATGGAATCAATTCGTCAAGCTCTTCAACACAATTATATAACAGGTCAACCTGATACAGTCGAAAGCATAATGCGTATGTTTCCTAACGAAGGTGGTAAAAGGAGAAGGAAGAGTCGCAAACAACGCGGAGGAACCGTTTTTAGTAACGAACAACTTACCGAATTAGGTAATTTAGGTTTTACTGATAGCCACAAAAAGGTTTTAGCTGAAGTGATGAGTGAAATAGACGCAAATACTAAAATGAATTTAACCCGACATAATCTTCGACAAATTGATCCACGAACAGGACAAGTTATTACAATCCAACAATATATGGATGATATTGCTGACTCTCCTGATGTAGGAGGTGGCAAAAGGAGAAGGAAGAGTCGCAAACAACGTGGAGGTACGTGTTATGGAAATGGTGTAGGAGCCAATAATTATGATCCTAACTTTTCTATTTACAATACTAGAGAATTAACTTTATTCCCTTACAGAGCTACAAATTAAAATTAAATAGTAGGTATAAATTCCCAATCAAGCTCTTCACAAATTTTTTTCCAAATGTCATCTTGTTCTATTCTTTTCTCTCTATCTTTCAACAAAGGAAATAACGAGAGATACTTTTCTTCCCCAAGAAGCTCGCAAAGTTTGTAAGCAGTGTAATAATAATTTAAAAAATTAACTCTATCGTCAGGACAGAACTTGGAATATGGTGATTGTAATTCAACAAACAAATTACACAGTGTTTCTTCTAATTCAGGAGACATGATAGGAGGTTTGATCCCCAATTTATCTTTAATAAATGGTATATGTTCATAGTATTTATTATAGCCTAGTTTTTTAAGAATTTCTTTTGTTTTTATATTTGTAATTTGCGCCAACTCTATTCTCTCTTTTTTAATTTGAAGTTTAATATTTTCAATAACATCTGGAGGTATTTGAGTAGTCTCTTTACCTTGAAATTGCGCTAATATTTCTTTAAAATGATTTATTCTTTTATAAGCATAAAAGCATACTTCCTTTGGAGGTTCTTTATACGAAGGTTTTTCATTTTCGATTAGATATGGAATAATTCTTGAACAACTATTACAAACCATAATTCCTTCGTCTTCCAGAGGTATTAATTCTCCTTTATGACATATTTGACAAATATCTGTTTGACAAATAAATGAATTAACATCGAGAAAAGAATCGTCAATATTGCTTAAATATTTAATAACAATATTATTGTTATCGCGTTGCTGTTTTAATTCATCTGTATTTTCTTGTTTAATTTTAAAAAAAGTATTAATCATTTTTGTTTTATTTGTTGAAGCTTGGACTGAGTTTCCATCAGATATGCTTTTTTTATTTTCAAAATATTCGAATATAAATTTAGAATTATCAAGAAAGTAATCCTTTTTCTTTAATTTTGTCTCTCTAATTTTTTCAGTAAGATCATTTATTTTATCTTCAATGTCTAATTTTTGTTCAACTGTTAACTCTTCGCAGTTATCAATAATTTTTTGTCTTAGTTCTTGACGTTCAATTTTAAAATCAGGAATAGTACCATTTTCATCCTTAGTGAATTCATTTAAAAATTCCTTATGCTTTGTATCAAGAGTTATAGACGTTTTTTTGTTAAATTTAATTTTTTTATTAGACTTTGGTTTAAAACTAGGCATTGTCTTTTAAATAAATATATGAAATTTATTTAATTAATAATAGCGATAAAATATATTTTAAATAAATTTAAAGAACTAATATTAAATAAAATTGAAACATTTTAAAGAGATAAATATTATTATATAAGATTTAAGATGAATACGTTGCTCGACACTATGTTTATTAAGCGCTTCTGTTTGCCGTCCAATTCGGACCTTGATTCGTATGAGAATGGTAATTCTACTGTATCGTCGTGTTTGTGCGGAAATTATAATCACGTGTCGTGTGTTTTACAAGGGAAAGGGAAACTTAAAAAAGGCTAGAATTCTTAGTTTTGGTGTGAATCATATGGGAGACGTATATGGAAATACTCCAGGTGTACATGCTGAATGTGATGCTCTTTCCAAGCTAATTCCATTAAAACCAAGAAAAAAACTTGAAAATATAAACATTCTTGTAATAAGATTATCAACAAAAAATAAAATTCAATGTAGTAAGCCATGTAGTAACTGTATAGAAACAATGATAAATTTGCCACCTAAAAAGGGATATAAGGTCCAAAATATTTACTATTCAGATATGTTTGGCGATATTGTGAAAACATCATTAAATACTTTAGAAAAAGAAGAGAGACATTATTCAAGATTTTATAGAAACCAAAAAAATTCAATAGTTAAAAGCTGATTAATGTTTTCTTAAAAATATTTAATGGATATCAAAGTAAATTTAGAATCTTTAACTGATTTGGAAAATGTTAAGATCGATGCTATTAAATTTCAAAAAATGCTTTTTTTGTTTAATGCTATAGAGCAAGGTTGGTCTGTAAAAAAACGGGGAGAATCTTTTGTCTTCACAAAAAGTCACGAAGGGAAAAAGGAAGTGCTAGAAGATTCATATTTAAAAAAATTCATGAAAGCTAATTTAGACTTAAGTAAAATAATTTCTTAATATTTTTATATTTAGAGCATTTTCATATTAAATTATTTTGATTTTTTGCTTTAGAAATAAGTAGTTTTGTTTAGTTTAGTTATAAACTTATATAAATATATCAATAAGTTATAATCTATTTAGTAATAGAATAATTCACAAAATTAAAAATTCATGTATAAATAGAATATTCATATTTAATTAATTAATTATTTAATTATTTAATTAAATTAAATTTCAAAAAATTTTTTTCTTTAGCTTAATATATAAAATGGGAGGAGGTCTTATGCAATTAGTCGCCTACGGCGCACAAGATGTTTACCTTACTGGTAATCCACAAATTACTTTCTGGAAAGTTACTTATCGCAGATATACTAACTTTGCCATCGAATCAATCGAACAAACTTTCAACGGTCAAGCCGATTTCGGTCGCCGTGTACAATGTGTCATCAGCAGAAATGGTGACCTTGCCTACAGAACATACTTACAAGTAACACTTCCTGAGATCAACCAACTTATGGGTCTCGGAAACTACACTACCGGCCAAAACACTGGTGTTTATGCCCGTTGGTTAGACTTCCCCGGTGAGCAACTTATTGCTCAAGTTGAGGTCGAGATTGGTGGTCAAAGAATCGACCGTCAATATGGTGACTGGATGCACATCTGGAATCAACTCA